AAAGCAAAATACGAGAGTATTGATGATAGTGATGACACCCAAAAAAATTATTATCGTGAGTTTGATTATGGTATTGACACTACTGATAACGTAATCTTAATACAAGATGAGATTACAAGTGGGTTAACCTTTGATGTAGTGTCTAAGGTTCGATTACTAAAAAAGATTAATGGTGATATTAGTACTATCAACATTCTACTAAATTCACCGGGCGGTGATGTAATCGAGACACTTGCTCTAATCGATTTTATGAAAACACAAGAGAGTGAGGGTCTCAAGTTTAATATCATCGTTAGGGGTTCAGCTATGTCAGCGGCCGCATTGTTACTAACGTGTGGTACTGGCGTTCGAGCGGCATCTAAACACTCTAAGATTATGGTTCACCAATTATCAACGGTTGCAGTTGGTAAGTTGAGTGATGTTAAATCAAACGCACGATTCTCCGAAGAATTAGAGAACGAGTGTAATCAGCTTATGGCTGAAAACTCTAAAATGGATAAAGAGTATTGGGAAGGTATATCTTCTTCAGATTACTTTATGTCAGCAGAGAAAGCACTTGAGTGTGGTATCATCGATAAAATAATTTAAAATAATATGTTAGACTTTTTCACAGCAGAAGAACTCGTAGAAAACTATGAGAAGTTTCGTAAACTAATTAACAAAACATTTGAAGGTGACCGACTGGAAGCCCTCAATAAAATGTACGACCACTTCGAGGAGCGTATGATTTACACACCAGCATCTTCGGTAGAACATTACCACAATGCATTTCCAGGTGGATACATCGACCACGTTCTTAGAGTGACACGTAATGCTCTAAAGGTGTATGACCTTTACTCAGAGTTAGGCGGTGTTGGTGATTACAGTAGAGAGAGTCTAATATTCACAGCACTACACCACGACCTTGGTAAGTTGGGTACGCCTGAATTAGATTACTACGTTAAGAATGATTCGGAATGGCACATAAAGAATCAAGGTAAGATTTACAAAACAAATTCAGACATCCATTGGATGAATCTAAACGATAGAACATTCTATCTACTAAACTACTTTGGTATTCAATGTACCCAAGAAGAATGGATTGGTATTAAACTTACTGATGGGTTGTATGATGAAAACAATAAAGAGTATTTCATTAAGTACAATAAAGATGATGCATTAAAAACATCTATACCATTTGTAATGCACACGGCAGATTTATTTGCCGCAAGATATGAGAATGAAAGATGGATGAAAGAAATGAACCCAATAAAATCAACTCGTAAATCAACGACCGGTAGACCTAAGAAGGGTGACCTTGGTGAAACATTCAATAAGAATGGGATTAACCAAACAAGTGTATTCGACGCGTTTAAAGATATTGTAGAATAATAGTTATGGTATTAAGTATAGTTATATTATCAATTTTAACATTAGTATTCGGATACACGACAGTAAATCTACTTCGTAAGAATGAAGCACACGAAGATGTTGTAACAGAGCAGGAAGAGTTAATCTCAGATATTGCATCTAAGATAGACTCATCAATGGCAACACTAAAAGAGATTGACAAATTAGGTTCATTTGAAGCAGATGATGAAACTGGTGATGTATTTAAGAAAATGTATGAAATAATTTCAGACTTAGAAGAGTATTATGGGACGCAAGAGGCGGAATAAAAGATATTTTACATTAATCACAGAGCTTGCGATAAACGCATATAACCGATGTGATGACCAACGATTAAAGAATAAAATCTACAATAGATTTATTCATTATCCATTTGATAAACTTGCTGAGAATGTAATTCATACATACAAGACTTATTACTTTGAAGTTCCCTATGAGGATGTTAAAGCAAATGTAGTTGCCTTCTTGAACGAAAAAATTCATAAGTTTAATGGTGATAATGGTAGAGCCTTCTCATACTTTACAGTAATCGCAAGAAACTATTTGTTTAACGAAAACAACAAGAATTACGAGCGGATGAAAATGAGAGATGGTGTTGATGTAATAGACACATCTCGTGATATTGTAAGTGAGGTATTTTTAAAGCAGCAAAAGGAAGCCTTGTCTGATTTTATGGATTACTATGTTAGATATATGGATTACAATATGTTCATCTTGTTTAATAAGGACAGAGACAGACAAATCGCAGATTCCCTAACCGAATTGTTTAGAACACGTGATAACCTTTATTCTTACAACAAAAAGGCGCTTTACATACTTATTAGAGAGAGGACTGGTGTCCAAACTCAATACATTACAAAGGTAGTTGGCAAAATGAAAATGATATATAAAGAACTATATATTGATTATTCTAAAGGAGATATTTTACCAATAACTCACCGGGTGGGGGAATTTAATGGATAAAGATAGTGAATTATTTAAAGGTAAGAGCTTCTCAGATATAATGTCTGATGTGTACTCTAACCAAAAAAAGAAAGATAGGCAAATCAAATTATTGATTGCTCAACTCGAACCCATGGTTAAGAGTTTGGGTGATGCTGCGGTGGTAGTTCCACTAATTAAGGAGTATTTAGACATATCAGTTCGTAATGATGATGCTTTAATAAAATTAGCAGCAATTGTTCAACGTATGATGAAGGATAGTAACTCAGGTTCAGATGGTGGTATGTTATTATCACCTGAAGAAAAACGTCAGTTGATGGACGCTATTGACGAAGTTGAAAAAGACTTGCCTAACCAAGATGGGGATTATGAATGAAATTAGGAACTGTAATATCGGTAAATCTATCGGATACCGATTCTGATAATTTTAACAGTATAATCGTATCCCTAACGGATAGGTCAGCTGTAAATAACTTGCGCTGTTATCCATTAAACCCAAACTCAAGACATATCCCTATTTTAGGAGAGCAGGTTTATGTTATCACAGCTAATTCAGATAATGCGTCCGCCGCAAGCCAATCTACTCGGAACTACTATACATCGATAGTAGGTCTTCAAAAGAATGTAAACCACAATGCGTTACCTACTCTAACCAATCGTACGGGTACACCAACACCTAACTTCTCACAAGTATCTAATGGTATACCAATTCAGGGTTCTGCTGATTCCGGCGTAGACTTTGGAATTGGATTTATTGAAGACTCAAGTGTATCTCAATTACAACCATTCTTGGGTGATGTGATTAATGAGGGTAGGTTTGGCCAATCTATACGATTTGGATACACACCAAAAAATACAAAGCAGAGTGATAATAAAATAAATGGTGTAGTCAACGAACCCTCTTGGAAGTCAATCGTGCCCGAATCTCCAATCACTATCATCAGAAATGGTGCGGGTAAGTCTAACGGGTACAATAAATTTGTTATAGAAGATATCAATGAAGATGACTCATCTATTTGGATGGGTTCTCAGCAAACCATTGGTTTAAAACCATCAAACGGATTTTCATTAGGGGTGATTCCACAAAACGCTTACAACAAACCACAAATCGTATTGAACTCTGACCGAATCGTATTGAACTCAAAGTCAGACTCAGTTTTAATTAGTGGTGACAAGTCGGTAAATGTATCAACTCCAAATTGGAAAGCCGATATGGATGTGATATTCAGTCAGTTGGAATCGATAACTGATGCACTATTACAATTAGCACCTGCTATAACTGCGGCCACGGCAGGACCGTTTCCAGTTCCAAGTCTTACTACTGCAGGACCTCGATTGTTATCGACAATTACACAAGTCAAAACTCAGTTAACATTAATGAAACAATAATTATATATAAACATATTTATTACCATGGATACAAAGAAACTAATTAAGGCAATTCAACTCATCATTAAAGAAGAGGTTAAGAAGGAAGTCTCTAAACGTGAGAAGTCTTTACGTGCTTCTATTATAAAAGAGATGAAGCAATCACAACCAAAAGTTGTTGAAAGAGACCCGTTGGACATTGAGCACGTTTTTGAACAAAAAACAGAACAACCCGCTAAATCATTTACTAACAATTCTATGTTGAATGAAATGTTAAATGAAACCGCCCAAGGTGGTGAGTGGAGAAGTATTAACTCAACTGGCGTTGGTAGTGGGATGTTTAATTCATCACAAGCACAATCATTTGGTGGAAGGGTAGGTCAAGGACCACAAGTTTTACAAACAGCAGAAGGTCGTGCCGTATCTACTGAACAATTACAACAAACTGAAGCAGGTCAAGCTGTGGTTAACGCACTAACAAAAGACTACTCTGGATTGATGAAACATATAAACGCTAAGAAAGGTGCTTAATGCCAAGTCGTAAGGAGTATAAGAGAAATCCATTAGACCTTAAACCAAATAAGGCTATTGGTGTAAAGTTACCATTAGGTGGTGACCCTATATTTCAATTGTCTTATACTACTGAGGACCAAGCATTATCCAATCTTAAAAACCTATTACTGACTCGTAAGGGTGAGAGGCCATTCCAACCATTATTTGGCTCGGACATTTTCTCATTACTATTTGAGCAAATATCAGCAAACATAAATGTTGAATTAGAAGATTCAGTTAGAGGTGATATTGAATTTTGGTTACCTTATATTATAGTGGATGATGTGAATGTAGATACCGAGGAAGATAATAATAAAGTATCAATCACATTGAGAGTTAGAGTTACTGAGAATGGTGCAAATACACAAATAACAATACTCGTTACCGAACAAGGTAATGTTTCTATTGTCTGAGGATAGAAG